AAAACCTGCTCCACCTAAGTATCTAGCAGCTTGACCGCCACCATAAGTAAGTAAACCTGATCTTAATGATTTACCAATACTACCTGTTTGATCAAAGCCTCCAATACCAGCCATACCTGCTGCAAGCAACGGGTTAAAAGGTGCAACAAAAGGTGCAGCTTTAACAGCTATTTTTGATACTTCATTAGGTATAACTTTTCTTACAAACTTTTTAAATTTACTACCTAGTCCATATTTCTCTCTACCATTCTCAGGTGGGAAATAACTTCCTAATCCATATAATTCTCTGTTCATTTGCGATCTAGATATTGTCATATTAGTTAAAATTAAGGCAGGTATTTTTTATCCTGAAACCTTTAAATTATATTAAAAACTCCTATTTTACAAGTCCGAAGATGTACCTAAAGGTGGCATTGCTGCTACTTTAATCTTCAATGATCTTGTAATTTCTTCTCTAATGGTAGGAGTGTTTGAATCTGCAATATCGTTTTCAGCCTCCTCATCAGAGTTATATTCTACATTAGTTCTAGTATTTCTTAATACTACTTCAGTTTCACATTTCACAACTGGCACTTTTTTACCATTTATCATTGTGTATGCTACTGATCCTTCTTCTTTGAACGCCATAAGACTCCTTATTCTCGGTTGATTTCTAGTATAGATATTATACCACTTATACCAGATGTTACAGAAGATTCAATCTTTAGTACATCATTTTCTTCAAGAACTACAGGCCCTTTTGCAACATTACATATAGTTGGGCCCGAGATGTTTGCATATGCTATTTGATAATCTGTAGTAGCTGATGAATCTGTAACAAATACTTTAGCTATTTTAGAACCAGACTCATTGGTTAATTGTATGTTTTGAACGATTGCTCTAGCGTTTGATGGAACAGTATACACCGTTTCAGCTGCTGTAGTTGCTGGATCATAGAATGCGTTTTTATAAAAATTAGCCATTAGTTATCTATGAGTATTAACTCAAATCCTCCTGCTACTGAACTTATTGCTGATGAGATAGCTTGTAAATCTAAATCAGTTTTTTCTGTGTATTTATTAATTGCTTTTTTTGTAAAATCACTAAAACCACCTCTACCTGTCATAAATTCTTTTACATTCCAAGCTGCATTTGCAACTGTATTATCTCTTGCCATTAATCTATATGTTTGTTCTAAATCTTTTGCAGATGAAAAATTTATATTAACAACATATCCTGTTTTACCAGCAGGTATAGTATAAACTGCCATTAAAGTTTGGCCCATTGCAGAAGTTGCTCCATTTGTAATTAACGCTCTTGTAGTAGAAGTATCTTGATCTCTAATCGTAATATCACCTTCGTTTCTTAAACTTGTTCCAGCAGTTACTACTCTTGCTCTAAATATTCTTAAAAAAGATCCAGTAGTTGTAACAGCACTTGTGCCATTCATAATTACTGTCTCTGTTAATACATTCCAACTAGAATCTAAACCTTGTAGTTCAACTGTTCTTGCTCCAGTTCCAGCTGAAGTATCATTAGCACTAGAACTTAATACTTCTAATTGATCAGCAACCGTTTGCCAAGGATAAGCATTAGAACCTTCCCATATACTTTCATAAGCAGTAGACCCAATACTTGGGTTATAACCAAATTTACTTAAACTAGAATAACCAGTAAAATCTCCTTTTGCTACTGCAAGATAAAAATCTATTTCAGCTGATCCTGGTATAGTTGATCCTGTTGTATTTACATTATTACAATCACTCATTAACAGCCTCCATTTTGATTATTAAACCAAGTAAATCTTTCTTCCTCTTGTCGCTCTTCATTTAAAAAAGTTGAATTCAATTGTTCTACGATTAACGCAATAGCTCTGTTAATTTGTTTTTGGTTAGAGACATCATACTCTTCTTTTGGTTCAGGTAATCTAACTACTATTTTAGCCATTATCTTCTACCATCAGGTTGTATGTCAATTCTCAAAGTTCCAAATCTCCAAGACTCACTAACATCTGTATTTTCTATTTTGATATTAATAAACCGGCCTCTAGCTCTTGTATCTTTTTTATCAGTGTTAGCATTGATTGTAAAGGGGCTCAAAGATGTCACTGTGTCTGATTGTTGAGGATAGCTTTTAACTGCTAAGGTTACGGTTGCATTTCCTTGTAAATCTTTAAAGTCAGGTATAAATCTTCTCATAGCTAAAAATACTTCACCACTAGTCCCTTGTGTTTGTAAATCAAAATCAAATGATTTCACAAAAGAAGTAACAGTAGTAGTGGTACCATCGGGATTAACTTGATCGGTTCCTACTTCATGTTCAAATAAAGTAGTTTGACCTAAACCATCTTCTCCTACAATCACTGGAAATGTTCCTGTAGCGGTGTCATCAAATTTAGTTGCAATAGGTTTTGGATAAACAGTTGCATCAATCCAAGAAGTTCTAGCTTCTGTTCCAATATACCAAACACCTCCAGGAACTTTCTCTGCTAAAGAACCATAATTAAAGACTACATATTGATCATTGTAATCAGAATTAGTGGAAGGATAATACCAAACAATTTCAGTGTATAAATTATTAATACCAGCGTATACTTGCTGACCTTTAGTAGTATTAGCTTGATTATAAACATAATCTTCTACCGAACAAGGCAATGATTTAACTGTACCATCAAACATAAAGAAACCATTAGAGGACATCCAAAAAGCCATACCATCAATTTCTATAGCTGCATTTTTACCAATCAATCCACAGTTAGTTCCTACTTGTTCAAATCCAAAGGTAAAAGGTGCACCAATAAATTTCATCGTGTACAATGCATTATCGGTCCAAACTAAAATAGTTTCTTTGGCTTTTAAGGATCCAATAATTCTAGTCCCATCTTGAAGTCTTTGTGTACCTGCAGAATTGATTGCTGTAGGTGTATAATCATTTATATCTTCTTGGTCCGAGAACCTTATAAACATATCATCTTGAGTAGTGGGATCTCCAATAGTTGTTTCTGTTCCAAGGTGAATCAAATGACGTGTGGTAGGTGATACTAAACTAACTCTTGTTGCAGTTGGATTATTAGTGGTTTCAAATCCTGATGTGGTAGTAGATGCTCTTGTTATTAATCTTGCAGCGTCTCCTGCGTTCCAGGTGAATGTTTTACCATTTGCAATAGTTGCAACTAAGACTTGACCAAAATTACTTAAAGACCATAACCCAGGTTCCAGACTCACGTCTGATGCAGAAGCTGCTTCTCCCCAAGCTCCATTTCCCCAAGTGTCAATACCCCAACCATAACCATAAGATTGTTCTGCAGGACCCACTGGTTCGTAAGGTTTAACACTTAAACTTCCACCCGTACCTACGGTTGCAGTAGCTGCAGTTGATTGAGTAATGGTAAATATAGTAGCTGATGTAATACTTGTTACTTGAAATAATTTATCTTCAAAGTCTGCATCTGTATACCCAGTTCCCGCTGGTAAAGTGACACTATCTAATAAAACAATGTCTCCGATAGCTAAGTTATGATTGGTCCCTGTAGTAATAGAGCAAATAGCTGAAGCATCTGTGGTAGCTATTGTTGCAGAAGTTAAAGTAGTTTTTAAAGGAGTAATGTCATAAAGTTGACCCTCAAAGTAAATAAGTAAAAATTTATCTGTTCCAATTGCAACATATCTATTACCGTCTAAATCAACAAAGGCAAATTCACGTCTTGCAACTCCAACAATAGTATCAGTAATTAAAGATGACCAACCTCCTACTTTCTCAGGTAAGCCATATCTAAATCTTGTATTATCACAATCCACCCATCTGTTTTCTGCACCAGACGTGGTGTCCTGCTTATCAATTCCTGGTAAGACTTTAAATTCAATTAGAGCCATAATATATGCTCCTATAGGTTATCTTTGTAAGCCCAGCCTCTAGTTGCATTAACATAGACTAAAGTAAAAGCAGTACCGTTTGTAGATACTACTAAGTCAGAAGCATTCCCTAAAATATTAGAACTGTTTCTACCAATAGTTAAGTTGTTGGAAGCTAAAGCATTACCACTATCTATAAATGTAACTTCATCACCTATTGAGGGAGATACTGGTAAATTAATTGTAACCGGTGCACCGATACCACTACCTGAAGTATCAACTAACACTTGGTCTCCATTAACGGTTGTGTAAGTAGCTCCTGGTGTAGTGTATCCTTTAGTTTGTAATTTTCCTGAAATATTTGTTCCATCAGAATATAAAACTGTTGTTGATCCAATAGGTAAAGTAATACCTGTTCCTGAAACTGTTTTAACAGTTAAAGTATATAAAGAAGAAGATCTGTCTGTTGCATCTTCAACAATAAATACTCTTTCAGCGCTATCTGGCATAGTCACTGTTCTGTTAGCTGTTAATGTTCCTGTAAATTTGTAATATAAATTTTTACCATTGGATGTTGCATAAGTCGCTAAAGATAATGCTACATCTGCTGCTCCTACTGCAAGTGATAAATAACCTGAAGAGGCTTGTTCTAAAATTTGTAAGTTGGTATTAGTAATCGTTCCCCAGGTTCCTGACTTTTCACCTGTAGTTATTAGTTCTAGTTTTAAATCGTTTGATGTACTTGATGCCATAATTCTCCTATGCGTCTGGATCTATTGGGACCCAAATCTGATTTACCCCTGGTGGTATTGGGTTCCATGATATCACAGAAACAGGGTTAGTTGCAAGTGCTAATTCTTCTCCTGTAACAAGAACAGTTTGACCTATTTTAATAACTACATTACCTGTAGATAGATTTACTCTTTGTCCTGTAGGTAAAACAACTGATTTACCTTCAATAACCACATTACCAATAGCAAAATTCATTCTGACACCATTTACGGTTACAAAAATGCTTACTCCGCCTGGATCAGCGAAAGGTGAATTTGCAAAAGGTGTAGCTCCAAATAACATTACGGTGTTTGTATCCTTACCCAAGTTTGGTCAACACCTGGTACGATGCCATCCCATTGTTTAACATTAATAGTAGTTGGTACTGCTATATCTAATTCACTACCTAATGGTAAAACAGTTGCCTTAGCTTGAATAGTAACTGTTCCAGTAGATAAATTTTGTCTATTAGTAGTAACAACAACTGTTGCGTTTGCTTTAGTTGTAGCATCACCAATAGTTAAATCAACTCTATCTCCTGTAACGGAAACATTTGCTTTACCTGTAACGGTTACAGTTCCAGTGTCAAATTCAACTTTTGTACCATTTGGTAATACAACAGCACCTGCAGTAATGGATACGACTCCATTATCTTGATTAATTCTACTCCCTGTAACTCCAACAACATCAGCAACATTAACAGTACCTGTTGCAAGATCAATTCTACTACCGGTTAAAGCAGTTAATGCTTCTCCAACAATAGTAACATCTCCAGTATCTAAATTTAATCTATTACCAGTAACTCCGACTACATCAGCTACATTAACGGTTCCTGATGCAAGTTCAAATGCACTACCGGTTACTGATAAATTAGCATCAGCTTTAATAATAACACTACCTGTACCAATTTGATAAGCGGTACCTGTTGCAAGAGCTGTTTGATTAACTCTTATTACAATATTACCTACAGTGAAATTTAATCTGTTACCTGTAACATTGATATTAGCTTTACCAACAACACCTGCTAAGCCTGTTGTTAAATTTAATCTATTACCTGTTACAATCGCTAACGCATTAGGGTTAAACCCTGGATCAGCAAATGGTGCAGATGCAAATGAAGTTCCTCCAAAAAACATAAATATAAATCCTTAAAAGGAAGCAGGGGGTATGTGGTGGTGCCCTGCCTCCATCTAAAGATTATATCATCGTTTAAACCAAGAAGGAAGACCTAAATGTGGACGCTTGTCA